GGCAGGACGCAAACACCGATCGAACGGGGACGCAATATCCGGCAGGAGCCGCCCCGGCCACTCGTCGGTTAATCAGGATGGACCCCAATTCCAGTAGACGAGCGGGGGTGACAGCCGGAGAGACGGCACAACAACAGTTTGGTGGTGCCGGGGGTGACGTGATGGACATGGTGCATGCCCCGGCCGCCGTTCGACGTCATCCGCGCGTGCTTTCTGCTGCTCGCGACAGTCGTGCTGATCATGATGACCGAGACGCTGATCGCCATCCTGGCGTGCGTCTGGATTGTTGCGGTCAAGCAGGGCGAGCCGCTGGGGTCGTGTCAGAGCCTCGGGGGCCAGATCCGTGACATCATGAGCGAGCTCCTCACCGCGATCCTGGCGCTGATTGCGTCGTCCAGGGGCGGTGGGCGTCCACCACCGGACGAGGATGGCTAGCGCCAGCGTCCCCAGCGTTCAGCCAGGGCCGTGACGCCGAACAGCAGGACGAGGCCGGCCCCTAAGCCGCACAACAACACGAGGCTGCCGCCCCAGATCATACCGTCCCGTCCCCCTCGGTCAGATCGGGCAGGTTGGCGAGCCGCCGGACATGTTCTGCTGCTTCCAGTCCACGCCGCTCCTCGGGGGTCAGTGCGGCCCGCTCCTCGGCCGTCAGCGGGCGCCACGCGGTTCCGTCCAGCGTGTAGGGGGCGCCGCAGTTCATGCAAAGGCACAGATCGCCCTGCACCGGCACCGCATCGCTGTTATCCGCCGCGTCGGCCGCGTCCATCAGATAGCCGCAGCGGTCACACAGCCAGGACGGGAATTCTGTGGTCGTGGTCATAGCGCACGGAGGCTCCCATGCCAGGCGTCAAAGGCCTCACTAGCGTGCCATGGAGCGACGCCGAGCGCGAGCAGCTGCGCCGGATGTATGAGAACGGCCTAGGGCCGGCGCGCATCGCTCAGATGATCGGGCGCAGCAAATACAGCGTGCATAGCCAGCTCAAGGCGATGCACCTGCCACGCCAACGTCCCGTGCCCGACATGACGCCGCGGCCGCCCGACAGGCCACGGCCAGCCCAGCCCTTGCGGCCTGGCGCGCGCACCCTGCCGCCACTGCCGAGCGAGTTGAACCAATGATCGTCTGTGGCTACATTCCCAGCAACCGGGCACCGCTGCTAACGGCACCCGGCCGCCGGTTAGGCTCGGAAGCGGAACACGATCACGAACCGTATCCGTTTCCAGCCCACCCGGATTACGACGCGGATGTGTAACATCCTCGCGCTCTCCGGTGCGATCGCTACCCTGTCTGGGCGGACCTTTCGAGGGGGTTGCCCAGACTCGCGGGCAACCATCGCGCAGCAACCATACACGGCACTGCGATGAGCGGCAGCCTCAATGCGCTGGCGATGCCTGGTATCGGCGCGTCATCGCCCACCAACGCCCTGGCGCCACTCCTGCCCCCGTCGACGGGCCTCGATCCGGCACAGGCGCAGCAGTGGATGCTACAGCAGGGGCAGCCCACGCCCGCGTTGCCACAAGCGCCGCAACAGCAGGGCCTGACGCCGCAGCAGCAATATGCCGCGATGCTGCAACTGATGCAGGTCCAGCAGGCGCAGCAGCAACAACAGGCCGCAGCACAGGCCAAGGCTTTCCAGCAGCAGCAGGAGTTCTGGCAGAGCAATGCCGGTCGCGCCAACGAGGGCGGCGCCGGCGGCTCAGCCGATCACGGCGGCGCCGATAGCGGCGTCATTTGAGGGCTGATGTCCTATAGCGCCACACGTACCCGCACGTCCGCGGCCGATCCGGAAGACGGCGGCGTCGGCAGTACGGATGAAGCTTACCCGAACGACCTCGACGAGCTGCATAGCCGCTGCGTCAGGTGGTTTGAGGAGGCCGAGCGTGCCACCTGGGACGAGCGCGAGCAGTCCGAGCAGGCGCGCGACTACAAGAGCGGCATTCAGTGGACCAAGAGCGAGGTCGACGCACTGCGCGAGCGTCACCAGCCGGTCACCACCATCAATCATGTGTCGCGCAAGATCGATCTATTGTGCGGGTTGGAACGGAAGGCGCGCACCGATCCGAAAGCGTTCCCGCGCACACCCACCGAGGAGCAACGCGCCGACGCCGCAACGCAAGTCTTGAGATATGTCACCGACGATTGCGACTTTCCCATTATTCGCTCGGCTGTTTACGAGAACATGCTGGTCGAGGGCTTCGGCGGCGCCATCATCGACCTCGAGGACGATGGCCAGGGCGGCGCCGACATCAAGCCGCGCTGGGTCGCCTGGGACCGGCTCTGGCGCGATCCGCATTCCCGCATGCCGGACTTCTCCGATGCCCGCTACAAGGGCCTCGTCCTGTGGATGGACAAGGACCAGTTGGAGGAGATGTATCCCGACGCCGAGGACGTCACTCAGGACAGCTTCGCGTCGCATTCCGGCACCACCTACGACGATCGCCCTGGCAGCGTGTCGTGGCAGGACAGCACCCGGCAACGCTGCCGCGTCGTGCAATGCCACTGGCTGGAAAAGGGCGAGTGGTGGGAAGTCACGTATACACGCGCCGGTATACTGGTCGCACCACAGAAATCACCGCTGAAGGATCGTAAGGGGAAGGCAGCATGCCGCATCATCATGCAGGCCGCCTATATCGACCGCGAGAACAAATGTTACGGCATCGTGCGGGACATGATCAGCCCGCAGGACGAAATCAACAAGCGCCGATCCAAGGCGCTGCACCTCCTCTCCACCCGCCTGGTGATCACCGAGACCGGCGCCGTCGAGGACGAGGACAAAGCCAGGCGTGAGGTCGCCAAGCCAGACGGGTTCATCAACGTGACCCCCGGGATGCGGTTCGAGATCGCGCAGACGGCCGACCTGGCACAAGGGCAGATGAAGCTCTTGGAACACGCGACGATGGAGATGCAGGCCAGTGGGCCCAATGCCTCGATGATGGGCAATGACAGCAAGGAACTGTCGGGCCGCGCGATCCTCGCCAACCAGGCCGGCGGCGTCGCCCAGAACGAGCCGCTTGCCGACAGCCTACGGTTCTGGAGCCGCAACGTCTACGAGATGATCTGGATGGGCGCGCGGCAATACTGGTCAGCCGGTAAATGGGTGCGGGTGACTGACGACCTCGGTAGCGTCCGCTGGGTCGGCATCAACCGGCAAGTCACGTTGCAGGATGAGTTGGCCGGCATGCCCGAGCAGCAGCGCGCCGCGGCGATGCAGCAGATGCAGTTGCAGCCCAACGATCCGCGGCTACAGCAGGTCATTCGGGTGGAGAACGACATTTCCGACCTCGATGTCGATATTACGATCGAGGAAGGCCAGGACATTCCGATGCTCCAGGCCGAAGACTTCCAGTCGCTCGTGCAGTTGGCGAGCATGCAGCCAGGGCTGATCCCTGGAGAAGTCCTCATCGCTGCATCCAGCCTCCGCAACAAGGACAAACTGCTGGAGATGATGAAGCAGCACCAGCAGGCGCAGGCGCAGGCGCAGCAGCAGGCCGGACAACTGGCGCAACAGCATGCGCAGGCCACGATCACCGCCACCCAGGCCAAGGCCGCTGCTGATGCAGCACTCGCTAAGGAGCGCGGCGTCAACGTGCTCAGCAAGATCCACACCATGCACGCCGACTTCAGCGCGCCGCCCTACGGCCAGCCGAACGTCGATGATAACGCCGCGCAGCTCATGCAGCAGGCGCCTCCTGCGGACCCTGTGGCGACCGCACAGGGCCTGGCCGATGTCCAGCACACTCAGGCGCAGACCGACACCGAGCGGCTCAAGGCAGCCTCAGAGGCCGCGCGTGCGCGTGATCTCCACATGGCCAGTGTGAAGAAAGCCGCCGAAGTCCACGCCATCCTCAATCCGCCACCACCAACCCGCACGGGAGCATAGCCAATGCCAGCAACAGCAACCGGCCGCGGCGCCCAGGTGATCGTGGACCCCGGCTCCGACACCGGGCGCGCCATCCGTGGCTCCTATGCCAACACGCTGGAGGCCAACACCGCCAAGGTGCGCGCCGATGTGCTCGCCGGAGCCTTCCCGTCAGGTAACAACACCGCTGACGGCACCACGGAGACCGGCGGCGCCGCCAACGACCCGATGATGTCAACCAACGCTGTTAAGATCATCGATCAGTCAAACGCGGCGATTTCGCATACCGGGGACATAGTGCAGTTTGCCTTCAAGGTCGTTCCCATTCCCGCTGGGGCCATGGGGCCAAACGGCGTACTGCGGGTGACCACGCTGTGGTCGTTCACCGGCACCGCCACCAAGAACGCGGCTGTGACATTCTCCAATACCGCCGGTGTCGGCCCCGGCAACGTCATCAACCAGACGATAACCACTCAGTTGACGTTCAATGATATGCGGATGATCCGCAACGCCAACTCGGTGGCGGCGCAGAAATTCTTCGCGGCGAACACCAATACGTGGGGCATCGGCACGCCAGGCATCGCCACCCTGACGGTCAACACCGCTGCAGTGAGCTACGTTAATTTTCTGGGCACACTGACCGCTGGCGCCGAGAGCATCACGCTCGAGGGCTACACGGTCGAATTGCTGCGGCTCAACTGACGGCCAAGAACCACTCCCACAGGTGAGGCCGAAGGGCGGCGCTGCGCGTTCGCCAGACGAACCGGGCGCGCAGTCGATCGCCTGACCAACACATAAACGAGGACAACAGTCATGGCAGCAACCCGCGGCCCGCAGGTCGTGCTGGAAGGCTACGCCCGCGCAGTGGCGCGCGGCGGCGGCGGGCGCACCATGCGCGAGAACATCGCCGCGATGGACGCGCTGGTGGCTGCTGGCCTGGTGGCGGACGGCAACAGCGTCGATGGCTCAGCCAGGAACGGTGGCAAGCCCTATGACACCGTCATCGCACAGTTTCCTGACGAACCGGTCAGCGCCTGGGAGATACCGGCGCCCCTGCTGAAACTGGGGTTCGGCTCCCAGATCTGGAACAACACGGCAGCCAATCCTGTCGTGCCGGGCTGGGGCTTCTCGGCGATCTACGGCCCGAATGCCGCGGTCGACATCTACGGCATGGTCTTGAATGTGCCGCCGCGGAACACCTTCAACGTGATCGAGGGCGTGCTGACGCTGCCCGCGACAGTGACCACCCCCAATACCTACCATACCGCCGTCAGCGGGTTCTCGCTGAGCCAATCAGCCACCAGCGTCTGCTTCCCTGTCGGCGCCTATGCCGTAGCCGGTGCCGACAACTGCCAGACCGGCGCCTTTGGCAGCGTCAGCGTCGACAGCCCGCACACCACCGGTATCTACAACAACGTGCGGCTACAGAACGAGTATGACTGGTATACCGGCAATGCCGGCTCGTCGGTGCGCGGCACACTGCATGACGGGTATTTCAAGGTCGCGCCAAATACCAGTCAGAACTATATCGCGTTTTCCAACAACATCTTCGATGGCTCCACTGTCCTCGCCACCGCGAGCTTTAGCGGCACCGTAATGACGGTCAGCGCGGTGAGCCTGGGCACGTTCGCAGTTGGCATGCGCCTGCAGGCGACCGGCGTGGACGGCACCGCTTACACCACCATCACTTCGTTCGGCACCGGCACAGGGACGACCGGCACCTACAACCTCAGTGCCAACGTCGGCACGATTGCTTCCACCAGCGTTCGCGCATCGGCGTCGTTCCTATGGAACATCGCGTTCCAGTCGCCTGATGGCGCCAGCCAGGTGGCGTTCGATGTCGGCCAACGCAACTTTGCCACCACGCTGTCGGTTGGTTCGAAATCGCAGATCAACCAGTGGCGCTATACCGACCAGACGGTGGCCACAGAGCGCATCATGCAGCAATGGGTCGAGCCGCAGGCGGCCGGCGGCATTCTGGTGCTGCACAACTATTTCGGCGGCGACCCCGCCAGCTACGGCATCGAGAACAATTCCCTGACCGGTGCCGCTTTCATGGGGAAGAACCACGCCGGCTCAGCGTTCCTCGACATGCTGCACCTCGACGTGAACGACCGCACCGTGCTCGGCGCCGGTTCAGCGGTGACCACGATCAACACCACGTTCGGGCCAGCCTTCGAGGCGCTCGATGATAATGTGACAGTGACGGCAAGCGTGGCCCTGAAGGGCGGCACCGCCACGGCGCCAGGGCGCATCTATGTGCCGACCAGCAACCTCGCTCTGGCCAACATCGAGTTGGTGTCTAATGCCACCACGGGATTTGTCTCTGCCTATCCGGTGATCGCAGGCGCTCCGACCGCCGCGCCGTCCCTGGTCGCGATTTCCACGGCATACGGTTGCTACAACACCGCCACGAAAAACCTGAATATCTACGATCCGCTCTCATCAGCTTGGTATCACGTTGCCCTGACGGCGGGGGCGGCATGATGGACGGGGACATGGACATGCACATGCGCCCGCCCAGGCCCATGCCAATCGGCCCCAATGTGCCGCTGATGGCGCAGCTCGAGGCGCAGGAGTGGGGCATTGCCATCAGGGCGCTGAGCAAGCTGCCATACGAGGTCGTTGCGACGATCATCACCAAGCTCAGCGAGCAGCTGACGGGTCAGCAGCAGCCAGCGGCGGAAACGCCGCCACAGCCACCACAGGAATAACCATGGCCGAGAACCCACCCAACGCGCAGTTGGAGGCGTTCCTGTCTGGCGCCCCCGAGCCGGAGCCGCAGCAGGCACCGCCAGCAGCGCCGGAACCCAAGGCGCCAGAGGCGCCGGAGGCCCCGCCAGCGGCCCCGACGCCGAAGCCGGACGATGACGACGCCGAGCCGCCAGAGGCCACCCCTGGCGAGCCTGTGGTCCCGCGGCGGGCGCTGGAGGACGAACGGCACAAGCGGCAGAACTACGTGGCGCAGGCAGCCAAGTTCGAGGCCGAGCGCGACATGCTGGCCAAGCAGCTCGAGGAGCTGAAGAAGGCACCGGCGCAACAGGCTCAGCCGCAAGCCCAGTCGCAGTATCAGCCGATCAATCCGGCGGAAGACCCGGCCGGCTACCATGCCCGGTTCCAGGGCGCGCTGCTCAACGAGCGTCTGAATGTGTCAGAGCTGTTGCTGCGGAAGGAACTGGGCGCGGAGAAGGTGGACGCGGCGATCGCCGAATTCAAGCAGCACGCCGAGCGAGATCCCCGGCTGTATACCCAGCTGTATCAACAGACCGATCCGTATGGCTGGATGGCGCAGGAGGTCGATCGGCTGCGGCTGATCCGCGAGGTCACCACCGACCCCGCCGGCTACGAGGCCAAGTTGCGCGCCAAGTGGGAGGCCGAGGCAGGCACCAATGGCGGGCAACCCGCACCGCGTGTGTCGCCGGTCGCCAACCTGCCACCAAGCCTCGCCAACGCGCGCAGCGCACTGCCGCGCAGTTCAGCCGCGTTCACCGGGCCGCAGTCGCTGGACGACATTCTGGCCCAGCGCACGACGCACAACACCAGGCACTGAAGCTACCTGCCGTCGTCGTCGGTGCGTCCAGGTGGGATCTGTGACAGGGCAATCGCATAGTTCAGCCACCAGTGCGCATCGCGTTCCGCCTGATTAGCCTCCGTGGAGAAACCGTCGTTGCGCAGGCTGATGGCAAAGCCCTTGAAGTGTCGCGCCAGATTGCGCGCACGCACCGCGCTCATTAGTTGCGGCTGATGCGGCAGGAATGGTTCATCGTTCATGGGGGTGTCCTTACTCGTTCCTGGCGAATTCGCCGTGCAGCAGGTCGGCGGCAGCGTCTCTGGCCAGTTTTGCGGCCTCAGGGGTGGGGAAATAGCCAAGGTGATGCTTCTTTCCGTTGGCCTCTATATTGGCAACCCACTGATCGCGTCGCTTGTCGAGCCACACGCCTTTGTAGCCCGTAGTGTTATCTGAGCGCCTACGGGTATTCATGAGGCCCTGTGACCGCGTAGCATCGCGCAGATTGTCCCATCGGTTGTTCGCCGGGTCGCCGTCAATGTGGTCACCCTCAAACTCTGGCCAGTTGCCGGTCACCCACAGGAAGGCCAGGCGGTGACCGAGATACAGAGTGCCGTTGATCATAATCTGGATGTAGCCGTGCTGTGACGTGCCGGCGACGGTGCCAGCGTACCGCGTGTTCCATGTCCTGGCGTAGTGCCCGAGTTGGTCTCGCCTGCGCCATCTGAAGACGCCGGTTTCATGGTTGTAGTCCAGGAGGGTTCGGAGTTGGTCCGCAGTCAGCGGATCGTCTAAACGAGTTTTAGCCATATCGAGTGTCTTTCCCGCTCGGTTGGTCAGAGAGCCGGAGACCGTCTGACAACGGTCCGGCTCTCGCCTTCATACCACGAAATTCGCTGGCATCCAGGGTGCCGCGCATGCCCGCCGCCGGGGCTTATCGGGCGTTACGTGCCGTTCCCAGGTGCCGCCGACCGATGCAAAGGGCGTGAGTGGCTGCCGCCGAGCCTCTACGGGCGCGATCCGACGAAAGGAGCAAGATCAACCCTAGTATAGGAGTGTTCGGCGATGGCCGACATGAATATTTCTGCCGCGAGACCTGGGTTAACCCCAACTATATGGGACGACCAATACTTTTCCGAGTACGTTCGTACAAATCAGTTCTCGCGTTATTTCGGAACCAGTATGGATTCTATGATCCAGCTGAAAGACGATTTGACCCGTAAGAATGGCGATAGTGTCGTATTCGCCACCGTGCGGCGTCTGATCGGGGCCGGGGTCACCGGCAACACGATCCTAGAGGGCAATGAGGAACTGCTCAACGCCCGCTCGCTGAAGGTCACCGTGGGCGTGCTGCGGCATGCCGTCGCGGTGTCTGAATGGGACGAGCAGAAGAGCGTCATCGACCTGCGCAATGCGGCCCGCGACGGGCTGCTGACGTGGGACAAAGAGCGTATGCGGAACGACATCATCGCGTCGTTCGGTGCGATCACGGCCGATGCCAACACGCAGCTCACCTACGCTGCGGCCACCGCGGCACAGCGCAACTACCACCTCGTCAACAACGCCGATCGCACGCAGTTCGGCATTGCGGTCAGCAACGGGGTGTCCGGCGTCTATGCGACAGCGCTCGCCACCGTGGACAACACGGCCGACAAGATGAGCGCTAATATGCTGCTGCTTGCCAAGCGGCGTGCGCGCCTTGCCTCACCGCATATCCGGCCGATCCGCGTCAACAACGACGAGGAATGGTATGTGGTGTTCATGCCGTCGCTGCCGTTCCGCGATCTGATGAACGATCCAACCATAATCCAGTCGATGCAATACGCCTGGGACAGAGGGGCCAATAACCCGCTCTTTACCGGCGGCGACATCCTCTGGAACGGCCTGATCGTCCGCGAGATCCCGGAACTGCCGGTGCTCAAAACCACCGATCCGGGGGGCAGCACGATCGACACCGCAGCGTCGTTCCTGTGCGGCGCGCAGGCGCTCGGTATCGCCTGGGCACAACGGGCCAAGTCAACGACGAACGTCCGTGACTACGACTTCATGCATGGCGTGGGCATTCAAGAAATACGTGGTATCGCCAAGCTTCGTTTCGGTGTCGATGCTACGACTGATACGACAGCTCCAGTAGATGCAGGTGTATATACGATCTGGTCGGCCAGTGTAGGCGACCCATAGCGTAACGACTATGCCGGCTGGGGCAACTCAGCCGGCGCCTTCCTATGCAGGAGACATGACATGGCAGAGCAGTCCACGGCGGCCAATCCGGTTGAGGATGCCGCGGCGGCAGCCGAGAAGCGCCGCACCGAATTCGTGGCCGAGCAGGAGGAGCGGGAGCGCAAGCTCGATGCGATCCGCGAGGAAGGCCGCCTGCAGCGCGAGCGCGATCAGGCAGAGCACGATAAGGCGGTGCTGGAGGCGGCCAAGGCCGAGGCCGCGGAGCGCGAGAAAACCGCGGAGGCCGAGCGCGCCGAGATCGAGCAGCTCTACGAGGCGGCCAAGCAGGCCAAGGCTGAGCGTGACGAGGAGGCCGACCGTGCCTTCGCCGAGCTGCTGGCAGCACGCCGTGAGGCCGAGAAAGACACCGACCCGTCGCTCGGGCCGCAGATGACGCTGGACCGGCGTGGGCTGGTCGCCAAGGCCGCGCGTGGCGGCATCAATCCCCGTTCGATGCAGGGCAATCTGGACGCGCTCTCCATCGCCACAGCAGAGGAGGCCCAGCCATGACCACGACCGTATCTAAATCCATCATCGATGCCGCCGCGGCCGCCAACCTGCCACCGCCGCCTGATCCCGAGGCTGTGGCGCTGCGGATGCAGGGCGCCCAGGTGGTGCTGGAGCCTGACAGCGCAGCACGCGCCGGCGCCATGGGCGTCTACGAGGAGCTGCAGCAGAACGAAGCGCTGCGCGACGCTGGCCTCGTCCAGATGGGCCTCGATCCGCAAGACCCCAGCAACGAGCTGACCGACCCGGAGGTGCCACCGGCGCCACCTACCGAAGGCAACGGCGGGACCGGCGGCGCAACCTCAGCGCCCGTCAATGTCGACGTGCCGTATGTCCAGCAGAATGGCGCTACGGCGACGTGCACCATGGGCAACTGGCAGGGCGAGCCGGTGTCGTATGCCTACCAATGGCAGATGGACGACCAGAGCATCCCAAGCGCCGGCGCGAGCTTGCCACTCACGCAAGCCGATCTAGGCCACAGCGTGGCCTGCATCGTCACCGCGACCAATGCGCACGGCTCGACCGCAGCGCCACCGTCCAATGCCGTGGTTGTCGCATGACCACACCGGCGGCCCTTGGTGAACGTGCCTTGCGTCGGCTCGGCGTCGAGATCGTGCCGGTGGCATCGCGCCCGACATTGGCGACCACCGTCACCGTCACCGCCATTGCAGAACGCGCGTTGCAGGGCCTGGGCGTGCCCGTGGCGGCGGCGGGGCGGCCACCGCTGTCCACGGTGGTTCCCGTCACCACGATCGCTGAGCGCGCCCTGCAGGCGCTTGGCGTGACGGTGACCGACGCGGATCGTCCAGCGCTGACCACCATTGTCACCGTGCAGGCGATTGCGGACGCCGCGTTGCAGGCGGTTGGCGTCACCGTGCCGGCGGCGCTGCAGCCACCCATCACCACAACATCGTCAGCGACGGACATCGGCACCAACGTGCTGATCGAACTAGGCGTCATTGCTTCGGACGAAACGCCCCCCGTAGATGATCTGGCTGTGGTCGTTGATAAGGTCGGCTCGGTGCATGCTGCGTTGGTTGCTCAGGGGATCGCAACCTGGGATGCTGGCGCTGTCCCGATTGGTGTGACCGAGGAGTACATCAAGCTGACCGCGCTGGTGTCGGCGTCGTCATTCGGCAAGACCGGCGATCCGGCGCAGTGGCCGATGCTAGAGAACCGGGTGCGGAAATACAGCCAGGTCAAGCAGTCGCAGGGCGCCGAGATCCTGGCGCGTGTGGCCTCCGTGCATGACAGCCTGGTGTCGGCAGCCATGGCCTCGTGGGCCTCGACCGCAATCCCGCAGGCGGTATTCGATGAATACGTGGCACTGACTGTCGCGCAGATTGCGCCCGTGTTCGGCGTCGCCATCGATCCCGCCACGCTGCCGCCGATCGAGGCGCGGGTGAAGCGCGTTTCGCTCATCATGCAGAGCCAGCAGATGGCCGAGGATCGCGTCGCCGCGGTGCACGACGAGCTGGTGGGCAACGGTTATGCCTCGTGGCTGGTCAGCGCGATCCCTGAGGGCGTGTCTGATGATTACGTGGCGTTGGTGCAGATGTGGCTCGCACCGGTGTTCGATCTGAAGGCTGATGTCGCTGGCATCCCGGCGCTCGAGGCACGGGTGAAGCGCTACGCCCTGGTGCTGCAGGCGCAGAGCCTGGCCGAGGCCCGCGTCAACGCCATCCACGACGAGCTGGTGGGCAGCGCGCATGTCAGCTGGGCCGCCACCGCGATCCCGCAGGCGGTGTCGGACGATTACGTGGCCCTGACCATGATCAAGCTGGCACCGGTGTTCGAGATCAAAGCTGACCCAGCCGGCATCCCGGCGATGGAAGCGCGCATCCGGCACTTCTCGCTGGTGCAGCGGGCGCCTGATCTTGCGACGGAAGCCGTCACCGCGGTGCATGCCGATCTGGCAGCGCGTGGCCGTGTGCGATGGACCCTGCAGGACATACCGCTGGCAGCCGAGCAGCCATACGTGTTGTCTGCCGCATTCAAGCTGGCGCCGGAATTCGACAAGCCTGCCAATCCCAACGATTACCTCTGGGCTGAGAAGAGCATCGCACGGCTGATCGCTCTGCCGACATCGGGTGAACGTGTAAGGGCCGAATACTTTTGAGGGTGGAATGAGCACATTCGCACTCACCGTGCCGCTGGCGCGTGGTCCGGTTCGGCTCAGCCGGCGCGACCTGGCGCTCGATAGCACCGAGGACGTGGCGCTGCAGTTCACCGTGGTGGACCAGGACAGTGCTGCCGGTGTGCCGCTCAACCTCAACAGCCCGGCCGGCTCGGGGCTGCTGGTGAACGTCTGGTATCGCTCGTGGGCGTGGGACTACGGCCGCCCGACATACTCTGACGCATGGGGACCGCTGCTGTGGTCGGGCGTCGGCACCATCCTGCCGTCATCGCCCGGACGTGTGGACGTGCTGATCCCGTCAGGCACCGTCAGCAGCTGGCGCGGCGAGTTGGAGTGGACCGCGCAGCTCACCTACGCGGAGGCGAAGTCCACCATCCTGCGCGGAGCGATCGCCGTTCATGTCTGACGCCACCACCCTCGCGGCATTGCAGACGGCGCTGACGCCCAAGGTCGGCATGCAGCGCATTCCGCTGACGCTGGAGACCTATCAGCATCAGAGCGTGCCACTCTCTGCCAAGCGGCTGTGCAATATGTTCGCAGAGCAGCAGCCGGCCGACGCGCGCAATGCTGTCGCGCTGTTGCCTACGCCGGGGCTGAGCACCTGGTTGAATGTCGGCAGCGGGCCAATCCATGCCATCAACGACGACCTGCCTGGCGTCATCTTTCTGGTCAGCGGCACGCACTTCTATTCGGTCAATCCGAGCACGCTGGCGGCGACGGATCTCGGCGATGTCGGCACACCGTCCGGCGGGTTCACGCCAGACCAGCGGCTGTATTCCATCGCGGTCGGGCCTACCGCTGCCGTCGTGTGCTCGCCGCCGAATGCGTTCGTCTCGGCCGGTCCCGGCGCGGCGGTCGCACAGATCACCACGACCTGGCCGAGTTATGGTGCCTCGTCGGTCGCATTCCTCGACGGATATTTCGCGTTCACCGGACAGATGTCGCCCAGCTTCTTCTTCATCACGCGGCTGGAAGATCCGAGCGCTGTCGATGCACTGGACTTTGCTGCACTCGACGGGTTCCCCAACGCCATGACCAAGGTTGTGTCGCTTGGCGCGGACCTGTGGTTCGGCGGGGCTTCCGGCTGGGAAATCTGGTATGACGCCGGCAATGCCGACTTTCCGTTCCGCCGCCGTCCGAACGGGCTGCTGCAGCGCACGCTTGGGGCTGCAACGTCTGTGGCCAAGGGGGACGAGTCCATCTTCTGGTGGAGTGCGGACAATCGTATATACCGCACCAGCGGCTATCAGGAGCAGCGCATCAGCACGCATGGCGTCGAGGCATCGCTGTCGACCGGCATTACCAGTGCCTACATCTACAACCAGCTTGGCCACGTCCATTACGTGCTGAACCTCGGCGATCGCTCGCTGGTTTACGACTGCCTGACCAAAGTCTGGCACACGGCATCAAGTGCCGCCGACGGCACCGGGCCGTGGCGCGGCAAGTGCTGCACCGCCAATACCGGGTTCCCGCTGATTGGTGATGCGGCTGCCGGCCGCCTGCTGCAGGCCGATCCTAACCTGTCGACCGACCTCGGTGTTGAACCGCGGCGCCAGGTCGTGCTGCCACCGCTCTATGGAGGCACCAAGCGGGCGTTCTGCGCGCGGTTGGAAGTCGAGATGGAGGTTGGCACGGCGCATTCGCCGCCAAATGTCGTGCTAGACTGGTCGGATGATGGCGGCATCACTTTCAACGGTGGCCCGCGCACCATGCTCGTGGGGTCGTCATCAAACTACCGCACGCGGGTGTATACGACGCGGCTCGGCAGCTTCCGCCAGCGTGTGTTCCGGCTGACCGCGCAGCATGCCATGAGCGTGTATGCGATCGATGCCGACATCGTGGTGGGCCAGCACTGATGGCGTTGCGGACGATCAGCCCCGACACGCTGACCAGCCAACTCCTGATCGAGCCACCATTCCGCGAGCCGTTGCTCGATGACCTGGGGACCGTGTCGCAGCCGTGGGTGTCGTGGTTCACCCGCACGTCCGATCGCCTGGCGGACCACGAAACGCGCATCACCAGCCTCGAAGGGCGTGTCACTGACCTGGAGACGCGCATGACGGCGGCCGAGGGGCACATCACCACGCTGCAATCCCAGGTCGCGACGCTACAGAGCGAGGTCGCCGACATCCTCTCGCGGCTCTCCGCGGCAGGTATTCCGTGAGGGGTTGATGCGGTAGATATGGAAATGCCGGCAGGATCATCTGCCGGCAAATCCGAGGAGCAAAGTGATGGTAGGACATCACAAGCTCCTGCCGCGGATATTGGTGGTGGTGCGGATCTCAGTCAAGGTCCGCGTCACTATACGCCGCAGGTAGGGTCGGGGCCAGTCGCAATGGCTGGCCCCTTCCCCGGAGGGGTGATGCGGAACTTTCGACTGATCCACGCGGGCCTCAATGTGGCGCCGATCATGGCGGAACTCGATGAGGTTTCAGAGTGGGGCCGTTACGCCGAGCGCAAGGAGCGCAACGGGACAGCGCACGGCGACATGACAGACTTGTGGATCAGGTACTTTGATCGCGATACGCTGCACGAGCCTGCTGATTACAACCGGCCAGGCCAGTGCGTGTTCTATCCGGTGTGGGACAAGCTGCCGTCCATCCATCCGTTAGTATGGTCGCTGATGGCGTCGCAGAAGTCGGTGGAGCTTGGCGGCATCCTCTGCACGCGGCTACCCCCAGGAGGGCGTATCCAACGGCACAGCGATGCTGGCGCATGGCACGCTCAGCGCTACAACTTCAAATGCTATATCGTGCTGGAGGCGAACGCCCGCTGCATTGTGGAGTGCGATGGCGAGGAGCAGGTGTTTCGAGAGGGCGAGATCTTTGAGTTCGACAACACACGGCCACACTCGATGGAGAACGGCGGCAGCACCCAGCGCTCAACCTTGATCGTGTGCCTGCGGGTGGAGTGAACGAGATGCCACTGGTGATGCTTCGCGTCGTAACTGAAGCTGACGAGATGGTGAAACGCATGAAACGCGCCCCTAATCAACCGACAAGCAGCCTCTGCCTGTATGCCGGGGTGTTCGCCAAGACCTGGACCGTGCAGGACAGCGGCACGCTGCTGCCGCAGCACAGCCATCATCATCCGCACATTTCATACGTGGTTTCAGGCGCCGTGCGCGTCTGGTGTGGTGATGAGGAACTGGGCGACTTCGCGGCGCCGTGCGCCATCAAGATCGCGGCGCGTGAGATGCACTCGTTTCTCACCCTGACGGACGACGTAACGATCCTATGCATCCACAACACCGACCACCTCGACGAGGTGAACGAGCCTGCGGTGGCCGAGATGTATACTCTCGATCTGGAGGATTGAACGGTGCCATTCGGAGCAGTAGCGGCTGGCGTGGCCTCGGCGGCGGTTGGTGCCGGCATCAGCGCCCTTAGCGCCAAGGGGCAATCGAGCAACGTCAGCAGCAATCAGGAGGCGGTGCAGAACCGGTTGCTCAATCTCAACCCGCAGTTCGACGCCTCGTTCGCCAACACCACCGGGGCATATCAGCCCTATTCGACAACGGGGCAGGAGGGACTGACGGCCACCAGCGATCTGCTGGGGTTGAACGGACAGCCGGCGGCCGATGCGGCGATGGCGCGATATCAGAAATCGCCAGGGTATCAGTTCCAGTTTGATGAAGGCGTGCGGGCCGTTGATGCCAACGCGGCAGCCAGCGGAATGTTGCGCAGCGGCGCCACCGGTAAGGCGCTGGAGAAGTTCGGCCAAGGTTTGGCGAACACCGACTTCACCAACTACTACAACCGGCTGGCTGGATTGGCAGGCGGCGGCCTGACGGCGGCCGGCGGCCTGGCGACCGCGAACCAGAACTATGTCGCCAACCTGTCGGGCAACGTCGGGGCGATGAACACCGCATCGACCGGTGCCACCAACGCAGAGAATTCGATCCTTGGCAATACGGCGCAGGGGATCGGCGGCAGCGTCAATAGCTTGCTCAACAATCCGGGCGTGCAGAAGGGCATCAATAATCTGTTCGCCCCTTCGACGCCATCTAACGCACTCTACAATCCAGCGGGCGGATTGGGTAGCACACTCAGCACTTCTTATTCGGGGCCGGGGCTCCAGAGCCCCTATGGCGACACCCTGTTCCAGTCCGGTGGGGTGTTCTGATGTCGGGCGCACAAACCTCGACGTTCAGCAATGCGCAGAGCAACGTGCTGTTCAACCCCCTGGCGGTGCCGGAGGCACAGAAGTTGCAGAACACGCTGGCGGGGCAGCAGATCGATCTGAGCAACGCGAACGTCGAACAGGTGTCGAGGCTGTCGGCTGGGCTGCTGAATGAACCGGACCCGGCCAAGCGTGCGGAGTTGTATTCGCGCGGGGTGGGCTATCTGCAGTCGCAGGGCTTTGCGATGCACGCGCCCCCGACGCTGCCGGACGAGTCGACGCTGCGGTTTCTGGCGCTACAGGGCACGCCGAGCGAGAAGCAGGCCGAATGGCTGGCCAATATCCAGGCCAATAAGGCGTATTCCAGCGCGACCAGCCCAACAGCGTCCACCGCTACGCCAGGAGCCACGGCGGCGCCAGCGGCTGGCGGTGGTGTCGCGACGACGCCTTCTGCGACAATCGAGCCGACGGCATTCAACAACGCGACGGCCGTCCGCGACGGCCTCATCAAACGCGGCTTGGACCCGGATACGGCAACCGGGCTTGCGGCCAGTGCGCTACACGAGAGTGTTGCCAATCCCCGCACCGGGCGAGGCGACAACGGCAACGCGGCTGGCCTCTTCATGTGGACCGGTCCGAGGCTCCAAGCCTACATCGACAAGAACGGGCATCCGCCTGACGGCTCGCCGCTCGATGAGCAACTCGACTTCGTGATGCACGAGTTGAACGGGAGCGAGGCGGCGGCGGCGGCTAAGATTGCCGCGGCGCAAGGGCCAGCCGCCAAGGCCGCTGCTGTCTCGCAGTATTACTTGCGGCCCAAGGATACGGTGGGGGAGATGCAGCGCCGATCGGCCACGGCACTGCAACTGCAGCAGCAGATCGGCGGCGGGGGGACGCCTGGCCGGGTTCAGGTGGCCAGCGTTACGCCGACGACAGCCACAGACGGCACCACAGCGCCACCAGGGTCCACAGCGCCGTCTGACGCGGCGTGGGACTTGCCAGGAGCGCCTGCACCCGACCAGCCGCCACCGCCCGCTACGACTACTGCAGCGCCACCAGCGGCCACGCCAAGTGTGGCACAGCCAGCGCCAGTGTCGCCACCCGCCGGTGGCCCGCAGCCGCCCCAAATGCAGCCCCTGAACGCCAACGGCTTGACGTCCCAGCAGCAAGCCCAGATCGACGCGGTGGCTGGCACCGGCCGCATGACGGTGCAGCAGCGCATGGCGGCAGAGCAAGGGTTCCGGAACCAGAACATCCAGTTGCAACAGAAAGCCTTCTCAGACTGGATACAGGTGCAGCAACTCCAGACCTCACAGGGCCAGCTTAGTGTCTCGCAACAGAACAGCGCGCTGGAATACTGGAAGGCCGCACATCCGGATGCCAAGGTCACTCTGAGTGGCGGCGAAATCATCACCCAAGATCCACGCACAGGGGCGGAAATCGCGCCACGCATCCAGGTTAATCCAGAGCGAACGCATTCGGTCGAAGGCATCGCCAAGAAGGAAGGTGATAAGTGGGTCCGGGCGGCGCCCAACGATTCCGGCGCCGTGCCCGGAAAATGGGTCTACGCCGGTTCTCAACCCGTCGATTTCCAGCCGGCGGCGAGTATCCCGGCGGGTGCTAATTACGATATAGCGATCGAAGATCTGAAAAAGGACCGGGGTGAAATTGCGGCGATTGGCGACGCCGGTCGCGGCGCGCAACAGGACAATCTGCGCGTCCAGGAAATGCGGGATATTCTCCAGCACGCCGACATGGGGCCAGGCACCGAAACTTCAGCGCGGCTTAGAGCATGGATAGCGAGATGGACACCTGGAGAATTGTCGAAGTGGGATGGTAACGCTGCCAACCTATCCGGCCCGGCCGCCGTGGAGATGTTCCAGAAGCTTGGGTTTGTCGGCGCCGTTACGCAGGAGCGTGGATCGACGCCGCGCGGTGGCTATCAGGCAACCAAGCTGTTCCAGCAGTTCAACCCGGGGGCACAACTGCTCACGTCCACCAATCAAGGACTCCTGGCGCAGCGGCTGATCGCCAACCAGGCCGAGACGGATTACGCCCAGGCGGCACAGGATCACTACAACACGCAGCATCAACGGCTGAAATCGCCAGAACGGGACTATGCTCCGCTGTCGGAGTTCGATGCCAAATGGCAGGCCCAGCGCAACCCGCAGGTCTATGCCGCCGCGATCGGCGCCCTAGGCGGACAAGACCCAGAGATGTGGTCAAGAGGGCTAAGCAAGGACGAAATCCAGCGGGTGAAAGACGTCGTCACCCGTGCCGATCCGAATGCTGTCATCCACATGCCAGGCGAGGGGAAGGTGGTGTTGCAGCCGAATGCCAAGCCACTGCCGCCCGGCTTTAAGGTGCAATGATGGCTGCCATCGCGACAGACGGCAAAGGGAACTATCTCACGCTCAGTGCCAGCGGCGACTGGGTGCCGTTTGAGCCGCCGCCGGCTCCCGAACCCGTTGGGGTCAACCCGATGGGTGACGAGGGCGGTACGGGCGGCTCTGCGCTGCCAACGAGGTTCCCAGAGGTAGTAAAGAAAGCCAGCCGGTCAGTACTCGGTCTGCCCGACCAACTCACCCAGGAGCAGCGCAACGCAGTCGACGCCCCCACAGCAGCCGAGCGCGTGCTGCAGGCAGCCAAGGAAGGCTGGCGCGACGCGCCGACGCTGCTTCCGCCCGGGAGCGGACAGCAGGTCACGCCTGGCTCTGGGCTTGGCCTGAACCAGCCTCTCGTTACGCTCGGCAATGCGGTGCTTGGTGCCGGCAACGCTGCCCTGAGAGGCGGCCAGGCTTTCGCCTATGAGACGCTGGCTCCCTACAGCAAGCCGTTGGCGCGGGATGTGGCGGCACTGCCCGAGGCGTTTCCGACCGGCGATGCTGGGCTACCAGGGGGGCCACGCTCCTACACTGAGGCGCGCGCCGGCAGCACACGCGGCCCGCTGCAGATCCGCGCCAGCAGTCCGCCGCCGGTTACTCTGAACGAGTTGGCCGGCGCGATCGATCGGGTGCCCCCGGAGATGCTGGCCAAGCAGAACCAGATGATGCCGGGAGAGCCAGCGCCACCATCGCCTAGCGCACCAGAACAGCCGCCACATGCTCCCCCAGCAGCGACAGACACGAGGCTGCAGTCTCAACCAGGACCACAGCCGGATGCTCCGCAGCCACCGCCTCCGGGCGAACCGACGCACATCTACCAGGGGCCAGAATACGATAATCCGGTGACGCCGACTGGCGCAGAGCAAACCCACTCGGATGGGCGGGTGTATGCCGAGGTCAAGCCGCCGGATGGCCCAGCAACCTGGGTGCCGAAAGAACACCTAGTGGCCAGGGACGCGGCGCAGTCCGAACCGGCCGGTGCTACCGGCGCGCAGATAACGCCAGCATCGCAAAGCGGCCTGACACCCAAGCAGGAGGCAGCCGCCGGGTCAGCCGCCGACAAGCAATGGTACTACAAAACCATAATTCCTGGCGAGGCAAACACCATCCAGTACATCGACGGCATCACCCCGACGATGGCGATGCGCGAGCTGGACGTTAAGACGGCGCGGGAATCGAAACTGCTGCGGCGGATCAGTGAGGAGGCGGATCAGAACGAGCGTGCTGAGTTGGCCAAACATAGCGAAATCCGTAAGAACGAGTTCGGAAACATTGCAGGCTCCGACGTTACCAGCCTCACGGCGATGGAAGAAGCGAACGCGCAGATCGAGCAGCAGCTACAGGCCGCCTACGCCCACGGCGGGACGGTCGATCTCGAGCCGGTCATCAGCGCCACCCAGAGGGAACTGTCTGGCTCTGCCGGCAAGCTGCCGCCGATGAAAGCGGCGATGAAGGAGATCCAGGACGCTGCGCAGAAGTCGGATGGAACCGGGCTGGAGACTGACCCGCGCCAGGCTAACGCGGTGCGTCGCGCGATCATCTTCATGCAGTCGAAGAAGGGGCAACTGGCAAACCCAGGCTATGGTGATGCCGATGTCATGGCAGCGCTAACGCGCGTCAAGGACGTGCTTACCAAACAGGTCGAGCCGGCAGCGCCTGGGTTCACCGAAGCGAATACCAACTATGCCAAGGCGCGGCAGGCACTGGATGCCAGAGAGGCGCTGCAAGCCTACGAGCCGAAGCTTTACACCGGCCCTACGGGCAACATGACGTTCGGGCCGATGCATCGGCTGATGGGCGACATTATCGCAGGGCGCGATCCGCGCGCACCGATGAACCCGTACAAGCATCTGACCGAAGACCAGATGAACCGGCTTAAGTCGCTACATGATGACCTGCAACGGGTGGCAACCTCGCAGGAGTTGGCAAACGCAGCCGGGGGTGGCTCCGACACCAGCTCGACGCTGTTTGATATGGCCAAGCGAGCCGCTCGCAGCGGCGTTAGCACTCTCGGTGGCGCTGCGGCCGGAATGCTCGTTGGCAAAATCTGGCCCGATGCGGCCGTATCGGCCGGCATGTTCACCAAGGGCGCATTGGATAATCTGTTCTCACAACGTGCGGTGGCCAAAGCCACGCGCGAGCATAACGCGCTGCTGCACCCAGACCCTGCGCTGTATCCCACCAAGCCGAACCCGCTGATGCAGCCGCCTGGGGCGCCTTAACGCGGCATTGTCCAGAGAGGAATGACCGCGCAACCCTTCCGCCATGGCTCCGGATCATAAGGCTTTGGCGGTGCCTTCGGCGCCGACTTTGGTGGGGTTGGTGGTGGTGGCTGGATGACCTCTGGCTCTCGCACGGTCTTATGCGACGTCACCCATGGTGGCAGCCCACTACGAATGTCCTCACCCTGCAACCAGCGGATATAGCGCCGGTCGGCTCGCCGCCATCTCCACTCGCCCCAGTAGTGCGAGATGCGCTCTACGATCCAGATGCAGAGCGCGGTGCTAATCAGGAAATGCAGCATCACAGCTGCTCCACGGTGTTCATGGCGTTAGGTGGGGCGGCCACTGATGCAGCGCCGCGAACAGGACGCCGAGGCCGGTCACAAGCGCTGTGATGCCTCGCAGTGTCAGGCGATGTTCAAGGCGATCCAGATCGGCCTTGGTGGCG